ACCCGGTGGCATGAGGACGACCTCGCCGGCCGATTGCTGGCCGCCGAGGACGGGCACCTGTGGCGGGTGGTCAATATCCCCGCCCAGGCCGACCACGACCCTGCCAAGGGTGAGACCGACCCGCTGGGGCGCGCACCGGGGGAGTACCTGATTTCAGCCAGGGGGCGCACCCCGGAGCAGTGGGAGGCCATCAAGATCCGGTCCGGGTCGCGCACCTGGGCCGCTCTCTACCAGGGGCGGCCGGCCCCCGCGGAGGGGGATGTGTTCAAGCGTGGCTGGTGGCGGTTCTACACCCAGCCGCGGTGGGCCGTCCGCGCGGATGGCGCCCACCTGGTGACCGGCGCGGACGAGGTCATCCAGTCGTGGGACATGACGTTCAAGGACGGCACCGGGTCCGACTACGTGGTCGGCCAGGTGTGGGGCCGGTGGGGCATCCAGGTGTACCTGCTCGACCAGGTCCGCGCCCGGATGACCTTCACCGAGGCCCGGTCCGCGGTCCGGGAGCTGGCCGCCAAATGGCCGCAGGCTGTGCTCAAGTTGGTCGAGGACAAAGCGAACGGCCCGGCGGTGATCAACTCGCTGTCGCGCACGGTTCCCGGGCTGGTGCCGGAGGAGCCGCACGGGTCCAAGCTGGCCCGGGCGTCCGCGATCGCCCCGTTCGTGGAGGCCGGGCAGGTCTGGTTGCCGGCACCGGAGATTGCCCCGTGGGTGGGCGACCTGGTTGAGGAGTGCGCCGCGTTCCCCAACGCCCAGCACGATGACCAGGTGGACGCCATGTCCCAGGCGCTCAACCGGCTGCTGCTGTCCCCGCTGCTGGCCGGTGACCTGGTGGTCGACATGGCCGATCTGGATGAGGAGCTCGAGGAGTTCGAGATCAGCCCGTACTAAAAGGGGGGGTGAGCTGTGGGGGTCCTGTCCGCGCTGCGGGAGTCGGTGGTGCTCCCCATCCGGGAGCGGGTGGCCCGCTGGACGGGCAACCACGAGCTCGCCGAGCAGATCCGCCAGGAGCGCGCCACCGTCGCCTACCTGCAGGAAACCCTCGCCAGCCTGGAGGCGCGCCTGCAGGACCCGTACTGGGTGCGGCTCACCACCCAGGCCGAGCACGAATTCAGCCGGGATGGGCTGCGCCTGGTCACCGAGATCTGCCGGGTGATGACCATCAAGTCGCCCATGCTCAAGCGCGGGCTCGCCCTGCGTACCGCGTACGTGTGGGGGCAGGGCGTCAGCATCACCGCCCGGGACGTGCAGGTGAACCAGGTCATTCAACGGTTCCTGTCCGACCCGAGCAACAGGCGCATCTTCAGCGGCGACCAGGCGCACGAGCAGCTGGAACGCTCCCTGTTCACCGACGGCAACGTGTTCCTGGCCCTGTTCACCTCGCCCCGGAACGGGCGGGTGCAGGTGCGCAGGCTGCCATGGGACGAGGTCGTTGAGGTCATCACCAACCCCGACGACCGGTCCGAGCCCTGGTACTACAAGCGGGATTGGTGGGAGGACCGGATCGACCCGCTCACCGGTGCCCGCGTGACGGAGCGGCGGATCGCCTTCTACCCGGCGCTCGGCTACAACCCCAAGAGCAAGCCCAAGACGTTGCGGGACGTGAACGGGGATACCGGCCCGGTCCTGTGGGACGCCCCCGTCTACCACGTCAAGGTCGGTGGAGACGCCGACTGGAAGTGGGGCCTGCCGGACGCCTACGCCGCCGTTGATTGGGCCCGCGCCTACCGGGAGTTCCTGGAGGACTGGGCGCGCCTGGTCAAAGCGTTGACTCGGTTCGCCTGGCGGGTCACGACCAAGGGCAACAAGCAAGCCCTGGCCAAGGCCCGCCTGGCCGCACCCCCCACCAGGGACCCGCTCACCGGGGATGCGCAGCATGCCGGCGCGACCGCCATCATGCCCCAGGACATGACCCTGGAGGCGGTCCCCAAATCGGGGGCCACCATCGACTCAGAATCCGGGCGCCCGCTGGCCGCCATGGTCGCCTCCGCCCTGGACATCCCGGTGACCATGCTGCTCGGCGACCCCGGCACCACCGGTGCCCGGGCCACCGCCGAAACATTGGACACGCCGACCGAGCGGTCCATGGAGATGCGCCGCCAGGTCTGGACCACCGCATTCCAGGCGATTTTCGAGCACGTCATCCGGGAGGCGGTGCGCGCCCCCGAGGGCGGGCTCAACGGGCGCATCGAGGTCGACCCCTACACCGGGCGTGAGACCGTGACCCTCGCTGGCGGCGCTGATGCCACCGTGGATATCAGCTGGCCGGACCTGGACGACATCGACGTGGCCAGCACGGTGGATGCGATCGTCCGCGCCGACAGCACCGGCCACCTGCCGCCGCTGGTGGTGGCGCGCCTGCTGCTGGAGACCCTCGGCGTCCGGGATGTGGACACCATCCTCGAACAGATGACCGACGAGGACGGCAACTTCGTCGCCCCGCAGGTGACCGCGGGTCAGGTGGCGGTGGACCGGTTCCGCCGCGGCCAGGACCCGGCCGCAGCATTCGGCGGCGGCACCGCCAGCGGCGACGGCGAGGATGAGGGCCGCGGTGAGCGGGAGCCGGCGCGCACCGGAGGCGTCCGTGGCGATAACCCGTGAAACCCTGCGCCTGGTCCGCGAGATGCGCACCGCCGTCGATCGCATCGTCGACCAGATCACCCGCGGGCTGACCGCCTCCTGGGTGGCCGCCTGGGATGACCTGCTCCCAGCGTGGTTCGAGGCTGTCCTGGAGCTCATCACCACCACCCCACCGGGGGTGTGGCCGGGGCGCGCCCAGGTGTTGCGCGCTCACCGTATCCAGCTTGCGGTAGAGCAGGCCGCCCAATCCCTCAGGAACCTGGTGGACACGGTGCGCCGGCAGGTTCCCGAGGCCGCGCGGCAGGCCGCGGACATCGGGTACACGGGGCAGCGGGACATCATCCTCTCCCAGCTCCCCTACGGGTCCACCGCCGCGTTCGCCGTCCGCTACCGACGCCACCTCCCTGACGCCATTGACGCGATCGTGCGCCGCACCGCCGAGCAGGTCACCGCGGTCACCTGGCCGTTGGAGCCGGACGCTACCGAGGCGATGAAACGCGAGCTCATCCGCGGCGTGGTGGTGGGGGACAACCCCAGGGAGGCCGCCCGGCTCATGGTCCGCCGCGTCGAGGGCCGGTTCAACGGCGGGCTCGCCCGGGCGGTGAACATCGCCCGCACCGAGATCCTCGACGCGCACCGGCAGGCGGCCACGATCGGCCAGGAGGAGCACGCCGACGTGCTGGAGGGGTGGGTGTGGACCGCCCGCCTGGACACCCGGGTGTGCGCATCCTGCCTGGTCAAGCACGGCACGGTGTACCCGCTGTCAATGCCGGGGCCGTTGGATCACCAGTCTGGGCGGTGCGCCCGCACCCCCAAGACGAAGTCCTGGCGGGAGCTCGGTATTGACCTGCCCGAGCCGGAGGACGTGATCCCTGATGCCCGCGAGTGGTTCAGCGCCCTGCCGCGGGAGGACAAGCTGGCGATCCTCGGCCCGACCCGGCTCAAGCTCCTGGAGGACGGGGAGATCACCTGGGAGGACCTGTCCACCATGCGCACCACTAGCGGGTGGCGCCCCTCTTACGTGGTCACCCCGGTGGGGGACCTGGTCGCCCGCCGGTGAGCACCCCTGAAAACGGCGCGAGCCTGGGCGACTCACCGTCCGGAGAGCTCCTAGGCGCACTTCCCCAGCCCTACTGGGCGAGGCACTCACCAGGCTACCCGCCCGAGTGCCCTGGGGTCTCCCATCGCGCACGGCATGCCACGCGACCCCGCATTCAGCGACCCGCCCGCGAGCAACAGGGAGGAGGGATATGACGGTTCAGCAGCTGGATGAGCGACTGCCGCTCCTGGAAGCCGCGGGCGGCACGCTGCCGAAGACCCGCCGTTTCCGGGTGCGCATCATCCAGGGTGACGTTCAGGGTGCCTCGGCCTACTACCCGGCCGAGGTCCTGCGCCGCGACGGCCCTCGCGTGTTCCGCGCCGGCACCAAGGTCTACATCGACCACCCCACGGTCAGCGAAGCAAGCGACCGGCCGGAACGCAGCATCCGCGACCTGGCCGGCCGCCTGGCCACCGACGCCACCTACGACGAGGATGGCCTGTACGCCGTCGTCGAGGTTTACCCGCACTGGGCCCCGGTCATCGAGGCGATGGCCGACGACATCGGGATGAGCATCCGCGCGTCCGGCCTGGTGGAGGCCAGCAGGGACCCGCGGATCCCCGGGCCGATCGTCACCAAGTTGACTGAGGCCCAGTCGGTGGATTTCGTGACCACTCCGGGCGCGGGTGGCCGGATCGTGGAGCTGTTGGAGGCCGCCCGCCGTGACCTGGCGGAGAAGCGGATCTGGCGGGAAATCGATCACCCGCGGGACTGGCGGGGCCGGTTCACGCACAAGGGCGGTGACGGCGACGGCAGCGGGGGCCACGGTGGTGGCGGTGGTGGCGGCCGCACCCGCGTTGGCACGGTGGACACCAGCGTCGGCCCGGCCACCGTGACCCGCAACCCGGACGGCAGCGGCAGCATCACCATCGGCGGCCACACCCTGCGCCTACGGGACGAACGCGAAGCTCAGGCGTTCCGTGACGGCATGAGCATGCTGTCGAACATGTCCGTCTCCCGGTCGTGGCAGATCGGCACCGATCGCACGATCGGCACCGACGACGGACGGACACTGGCTATCGCCACCCGCACCAGCCGCAACACGTTCGATCTGCGCTTGGCCCCGCGGGACGACGCCGACCGCAACGAGATCGCCTCCTCCCCGGCCATCTCCCTGAACAGCAGGGACGCAACCGCGATCGACAACCAGATGTCGCGGTACGACCGGGAGGCCCGCGAGCAGGAGCAGGCCAGGCGCGAGGTGGAGCGGGAGGCGCGCATCGCAGCCGGCGAAACCAACCCGGCTGACGTTGCCCGCCGCGCCGCAGGCAAGCCGCCGTCCCAGACCGGCCCCGGCGAACGGGGCATGCCCTCAACGATCGACTCCCGGCAGGTCAACCCCAATGTGACCCTGCACCGGGAAGAGGGCGACGACTACTACCACCTGAGCTTCAAGGACGAAAACGGGCAGACCCGCAGCGTCGCCCTCACCGACGCGGAGGTCGACGAGATCGTCGCGCAGGTGCGGCAAAGCGCCGACGAAGACGAAGTCGACGACTCGCGCATCCTCGCCGATCGCGACGGTTTCACCTTCGGGGAGGTCATCAAGGAAGGCGACAACGACTTCACGGTCGCCATCGACGACCAGTTCGCTTTCTCGCTGAGCAAGGAGGATGCCGATCGGCTCGGTGAGCTCAGCGATCAGCTGTCCCGCGCCCGCCGGTTCGACAACCCCACCTACGGCAAGGTCGACATCTACGACACCGGTGGTGCAAAGGTCGGCATTCGGCACCTCGGCGACGACGGCCGCCCGGTCAGCATCGAGTTCGACCGCCGGTCGACGGAGGCGATCAACCGGGCGCTGACCGCCGTCTACGAGGGGTTCGACCAGTACGACGATGACCCGGACGCGCCCACTGAGGGGCTCACCGCCAAGACGGTGCGCACGAATCACGGCCCGGTCGAGGTACGGCTCTCCGGTGGCGCCTGGGGTGATCCCAACGCGGAGCTGTCAATTCTCCCGACCGACCCGACCGCCAGCTGGGGGGTCATCATCCAGGGCCCGCAGATGGACGCCCTGTGGAACGCGTGGCAGGACATTCACCTCAGCGAGTCGCGTCGGCGGCGAATCAAGGACGGAACGGTGATGCTCGCCGAAGCAATGGTCTCCAACAAGCCCTGGTCTGATTTCAGCCAGGCTGACTACACCATCGAGCAGTGGCGGCGGGCGTGCCTGATCGGCCCGGACGAGCCGTCCGACCGCAAGGAGGACTACAAGCTCCCGGTCAGGGAGCCGGACGGCACGCTCAACCGGAACGCGGTGCACGCCGCTGCGGCGCGGATCGGCCAGGTGGACGCCCCCGCACCGGTGGTGAAGCGGGCGGCGCGCCGGCTGGTCGCCCTGTACCGGAACCAGCTGGACGAGGAGCCGCCGGAGTCCCTGCTGAGGCTGGCGGGGATGGCGCCGCCGATGCGGGAGGCCGCCGCCCGGGTGCAGGCCATGGCGGAGGCGGCCGGGATCACCGCGATGCAGCTGCGGTGTGCCCTGTGCCGCGCGGTGGAGACCACCTACGGCGGCACCGGGATCTGGGCTGAGGTGTGCGACTGGGACGACACCTCGGTGGTGTTCCGGCTCTGCTCCACCGGGGGCGATTCCCAGCTGTTCAAGCAGGGCTACAGCTTGGTCGGCCAGCAGGTGCGGCTGACCGGGCAGCCGGTTGAGGTCGTCGCCAGAACCATCTACGAGCCGGTGAACGCCAGCGCACCGGCCGCCCCCGCCCAGCCCGCCACGACACCCTCGCCGGTGTCTGCCCCGGCTGGTGAGCCGGCTGTGGAGGCGGCGATCACGGAATCGGCCGCCGTTACGGCCACGAACACGACGGAGGAGATCAGCACGATGCACGTGGACATCGCTGACGAGCGGCCGGTGACTGAGGCCGCACAGGACACCAACAAGACCGCCGCGGAGGAGCGCCTGGAGGAGGCGCTGCGGCAGATCGCCGACCTCCAGGAGCGCATGCGCAAGGCCGACGAGTACCGCATCACCGTGGAGAACCGGGAGACCGCCCAGCGCATGGTCACGGAGGCGCTGCGCGGCTCCGGCCTGCCGGAGGCGACCCACCCGCGGGTGGCCGAGCGGGTCCTCCGCGACCTGCCCCTGGCCGAGTCCGGCCGCCTGGACGAGGAGGCGTTCACCAAGCGCATCCAGGAGGCCATCAACGACAAGAAGGCCGAGCTCGCCGCGGTCCTGGAGGCCGCCGGCGTCGGCCGGGTGCGCGGCCTGGGCGAGTCGGCGTCGACCGAGCCGCTGAGCGAGGCCGACTACGTCGAGCAGCTCACCGAGAGCTTCCGCCGGCTCGGCATGACCCCTGAGGCCGCCAAGATCGCCGCGAACGGGAGGGCGTGAGATGGCTAAGAACAACGTCCACTTCTGGCACGAGAGCCTGCGCGTGACGCCAACGGAGCCCGCGAGCCCGTCCTCGGGTGACCCGGTGGTGTTCGGGCAGATCCCCGGGGTGGCGCTGACCAACCCGGATGCTGACGGCAACGTGACCGTCGCCTTGGACGGGGTGTGGGAGCTGCCGGTCACGGGGGCGGTGGCCGGGGGCGACATCGTCTACTACAAGAACGGCCAGCTCAGCGCAGACAACACCGGTGTCCGGTTCGGGTACGCGCTGGCCGCGGTTGCCTCCGAGGCCACCTCCACCATCCCTGTCCGCGTCGGCTACTGAGGAGGCAACCAAGAATGACCGCAACCCTTACCGCTACCCGCGAGCTCGGGCTGATCGGCACCTACATTGGCGGCACGGATGCTGCCGCCACCGACCACATCTACGCCGGGGAAGGCCGCCGGGTGGGCCGGCGCCACGCCGACCCCCGCTACCAGTCCGCCCTCTCGGAGGCCCTGCGCCTCTACGAGAGCGTCCTGTCCGGGTCCCGCCGCGCCGCCCTCCAGTTCCAGGAGGCCATGTCGCGCAGCGACTTCCAGCTCTTGTTCGGTGACGTGCTGGACCGGCAGCTGCTCGGCACCTACAACACCCTGCCCGTCAACTGGCAGGCCGTGGCCCGCCGCGGCCGGGTGCGCGACTTCCGCACCGTCCGCCGGTTCACTCTCGACGGCGGCAAGGCCGTGCTCCAGCCGGTCGCCGAGCTTGCCCCGTACCAGTCCCGCGCGGTGATCGACGGCGGGTACGAGTACTCGGTCGGCAAGTACGGCGCCGAGATCTCGATCAGCTGGGAAAGCGTCATCAACGACGACCTGGACGCGTTCCGGGAGCTGCCGCAGTCGCTCGCCCTGGCCGCCCGGCGCACCGAGGAGCGGTTCGCCACCAGCTTGTACGCCACCCCCAGCGGCCCGAACTCCTCGTTCTTCAACGCGACCAACAAGAACGTGGTGCAGGGTGACCCGCCGCTGTCCATCAGCGGTCTCCAGGCCGCACTGACGGTGATGGGCAACCAGGTCGATGCCGACGGCGCCCCGATCTACGTGGAGGCCGCGGTGCTGGTCGTGCCGCCGGCCCTGGAGGTCACCGCCCGGAACATCCTCAACGCCACGGAGATCCTCGCCGCCACGGGTGGCGGTGACGGCAACGGGAACGACCAGCTGCGCACCGCGAACTGGATGCGCAACCGCGTCCAGCTCGTGGTCAACCCGTGGCTGCCGATCGTGGACACCACCACCGGCAACACCGCGTGGTACGTCTTCGCCGCCCCGTCGGCTGGCCGCCCCGCCATGGAGGTCGGCTTCCTCATCGGGCACGAGTCGCCGGAACTGTGGATGCGCACCCCGGACGCGGTGCGTGTCGGCGGCGGCACGGTCGCCCCGGAGGAGGGCGACTTCGAGCACGACGCCATCCGGTACCGGGTCCGGCACGTGCTCGGCGGCACCCTGATGGACCCGAAGATGGGCGTCGCCTCTAAGGGCACCGGATCCGGGAGCTGACGGTGCCGCTGCCACCGCCGATCAACGGCGCCGAGCAGTACCTGGCGGCCATCCACAAGCAGCTCGGCGAGCTCACCGAGCTGCTGCGATCGCGGCTCGGCCACACCACCCCGCCCGCCGGCAGCGGTGGCGTGGAGCCTGGTGTGGTCGAGCTGCGGGAACCGGCCACCACCGCCGCTGCTACGCCTGCGCTGGTGGAGCCCGGGCCGCCCCAGCAGCAGGAGGATGCGGCGGTGGTGGGGGAGCAGGCGGCCATCACCGTGGCGCCGGCACCACCCCAGGCCCAAGAACAGCAGCAGCAGGAGGAGCAGGGGGAGGCTGCGCCTGCCCGGCGCACCCGCAGGCCCGCCCGGCGTAAGAAGACCGGGGACGGTGAGGGACGGTGATCGACTACACCACCCCCGTCGGGCAGGTGCGGCTCCTCATCCCAGACGTTGACGAGGACAATCTGCTCCTCACCGACGCGCAGATCAGCGCGTTCCTGCAGATGGAAGGCGGGAACGTTCGCTTGGCCGCGGCCCAGGCCCTGGACGTCATCGCCTCCTCGGAGGCGCTGATCTCCAAGCGCATCACCACCGAGGGTGGGATGAGCACCGACGGCCCGTCCGTGGCCAAGGAGCTGCGCGAGCGCGCCGCCGCGCTGCGCGCCCAGGTCGCCGAGGGCATCGGGGACGACAGCGTGGGCCTGGAGATCGTGAATTTCAACCCGCGTAACGCCACCAGTACGCCCGTGAACTCCTACCTGTACCTGTGAGGGGAGGGGGTCTGGTGCCGCTCGCAGGGCACACACCGGTGCATCCGCGCTGGTCACAGCACCACCGCCCGGTGGCCACCGCGACGCAGACTGCGCGCTGCCACATCACCCGCGCCAGTGGGAAGGGCACGCTCACCCCGGACGGGGTGTGGCACCCGCCCACACCGGAGCACGTGTACTCCGGGCCGTGCCGGGTGAGCTCACCCCCGACCGCGCAGATGCGCCCGGCAGGGGACGAGCAGGTCTCCACCGTCACGTACACGGTGGCGATCGAATGGGACGCCAACGTGGTGCTCGTTGACGATGTTGTGGAGATCACCGAGGCGGCCGACCCTCACCTGGTCGGCAAGCGGCTGCGGGTCACTGGGATCCGGCACGCCAACCTCATGTGGGAGCGCGTCCTGGAGGCCGTCGACGACCTGACCCACCGGGAGCAGTGACATGGCCGTCGAGTACGACGCGCTCCGGGAGTTTCAGGTGGACCTGGAGCGGGGCGGCCCGGAGGTGGAGCGGCTGTGCAAAGCCATCGTGCGCAAAGCGGGTTTCGACACGGTGGCGGTCGCCCAGCAGCTGGCCCCGGTCGACACCGGGCACCTCAAGAACTCGATCGGGGTGGACTTCGACCCTGACGGGCTCGGGTTCGACGCGGGGCCCACGGCCAACTACGGGGCGGCGGTGGAGTACGGCACCCGCCCGCACGTCATCAAACCCAAGAAGGCCAAGGCCCTGCACTGGGTGGATGAGAACGGGGATGACGTGTTCGCCCGCCGGGTCAACCACCCCGGCACCGCACCCCGCCCGTACATGCGCCCGGCATTCGAACGCGCCGCCGACCAGGCCGAACGTGCGATCGAACAAGTTGTCGACAAGTTCCTGGCATGATCCACACCACTGGTGAGGCCACCCCGCACACGGAGGCGGTACTGGCCACCCTGGCGGCGGCCGGCATCCCCGCCGACTGCGGCCAGGCGCCGGATGGCGGCGGGTGGCAGGGGGAACCGGGCCGGTCCACCTTCATCGGGTACGCGGTGGTGCACCCCACCCCGGGCACCCCGGACGGCAGCATCGCCGAGCCACTCGAATACCTCGACTACCGGGCGCAGATTAACTGCTACGGCGCCACGGCCACACAGGCTGCGCACCTGGCCGACCGGGTGAAAACCGTGCTGGTAGGCCGCCGCCTGCAGGTGCCTGGGCGTGCCACCTACCCGGTGACCCAACCGGTCGGCTCGGCGCCGCCGCTACTGCGGGACGACTCGCTCACCCCACCCCTGTACATGGCGGTGGTGGAGATCACCATCCGCTCGCAACCCGCCTGACCTGCACCTTTCCCCTTGGGTTTCCCACTTTCGAGGAGCACGCGCATGCCTGTACGCGCTGCACAGGTCGCCACGTTCGAGGGCGCCACGCTCACACTGCACCCCGCGACCGGCGACGACAAGGTCGTCGGCGTCCGCCAGCCGACCCGGATGCTCGTCGTCAACGACGGTGCCTCCGCGGTCACCCTCACCATCCCCGTGCCCGGGCGGACGAGCTACGGCGAGGACAACCCGGACAAGGACATCACCATCCCGGCCGGCACCCACTTCATCCTCACCCTGCTGCCGCAGTACCAGGACCCCGCCGACGACAACCTGATCACCCTGACCTGGTCCGACACCACGGACGTGTCCTGGGCGGTCATCGGCTGACCACAACCGTAGGAAGGACGACGCTATGGCTGACCTTCTCGGCGACGGCAACGTCAAGGTCACCTTTGTGGAGACCATCGCGGACATTCAGAACCCGACCGAGAGCGAGCTCAACGCGGGCACCGACCTGCAGATGGTCATCACCAAGGACGGCCTTAACATCAACCCGGAGCAGTCCGCGGTCGACAACACCGCGCTCGGTTCCCGTGAGGAGACCGAGGACGCGGGCACGGTCAAGTACACGATCGAGTTGACGGTTAAGCGCCAGGACACCCCGGAGACGGACATCGGGTGGACCACGCTGCGCGACCGCCGGCTCGGCTACCTGGTGGTGCGGCGCAACCGGCCGCACGAGGAGCCGTACGAGGCTGGTGACGAGGTCGAGGTGTACCCGGTGCGGTGCGGCCGGCCGATGATGCAGCCGCCGGAGCTTAACACCGCGCAGCGGTTCACCTGCAGGCTCTTCAACCACACCCCGCCGGCCCCGATGGCTGTGGTGGCCGCCTGACCTGCAACTTTCCACTCCTCACTCTTCTGATTGCCGATGACCACCATCGACGAAGTCTTCGCCTTTGCCACCCCGGTGACTCGGACGGTGGAGCTCTGCCTCGCCGGTGAGCTGCAGGCAGAGTGGGAAGAGCTGGACCGCAAGCGCACCCGGCTCCTGCAAGCCTCGCCGGGTGACTCTCTCATAGGAGGCACCGGCAGCGAGGAGCTGCGCAAGGTCGAAAAGCGCATGGAGGACCTGCGCAAGCGCATGGAGAAGGCCACGGTCACGTTCAAGATCCGTGGCCTGCCCAAACGGCGCTGGTCCGACCTGTGCGCCCAGCACCCGCCGCGCAAAGAGGACACGGAAGCGGGACGGGACTACAACGCCGAAACCCTGCCGGTGGCCGCGCTCGCGGAGTGCTGCGTCGAACCGAAGATGACCCGCGAGCAGGCGGAACGCCTCATCGACGAGGTGCTCACCCAGGCCCAGTGGGACGAGCTGTGGTTCGCCGTGCTGCGAGCCAACAACTTCAAGATCGACGTCCCAAAATCCGTGAGCTCATCCGTCTAGGCGGGCAGCACGCCCAGGAGATGGAGGTCGCCCACACCTACCGGGTGCCTCGCTCCATCCTGCTCGGCCGCCCACTCCGGGCGACCACCATCTACCACTACGACCAGGTCGGCCGACTAACCCACTCGACCACCGAGTGGGAGCCGTTGTGGACCGACGACGACTTCGCCTGGGCGCTAGGGAAGATCGCCGAGGACGCCGACCGGTGCACCGGGTGCGGGCAACCGCTTTCGGAGACCACCCGGCCTGACGCTGAGGGCGCCTACGAGGCGCTGCTGCCGATCCGCTGCCACGCCTGCACACCGCTGGAACGGCGGCGCGAGGAGTACGCCAACACCGAGGTACCGTCCGCGCTCCGGTTCGGGGTCCGCAAACGCAGATAAGGGGAGGAGGGGTGTCGTGGCTGACCGCTCCGTGACCGTCCGGTTGCGGGTCAACACCACCGCGTTCTCGAGCGGCATGACCCGTGCCCAGCGGGACGCCGCGAACCTCACCCGCCGCCTGGACCAGACCGGGGCCAGCGCGGAGCGGATGCGGCGCCGGCTGGAGGCGGCCACCCGCGCTCTCCCCGCCATCAAGATCGACGCGGACGCCAGTGGTGCGCAGCGGAAGGTGGACGAGCTCCGCCGTGAGCTTGTCTCCCTGTCCGGGCGGCGCATCGGGATCGACGTGTCGACCGCGCAGGCGCTGGGGGAGATCCAGAGGGTTGAGCGGGAGCTGGAGCAGCTCGCCCTGGCCTCCCCGGACGTGCAGGTGCAGGCGGACGCCGCCGGGGCGGTGGCCGAGCGGGCGACCGTGCGCCGGGAGCTCGCCCAGCTGGATGGTGCCACGCCGACGGTGCACGCCCGCGTTGACGCCTCGGACGCGGTCCGCACCCTGGAGGACCTGCGCGCCCGCATGGACGCGCTGGCCTCCCGCCGCATCGGCGTCGATGTGGACGCGCGGGCGGCCCGGGCGGAGATCGAGGACATCCAGCGGCAGCTGGAGATCCTCTCCCGCACTACCGCCGACCCGCAGGTCCGCCTCGAGGTTGACCGGGCGCTGGCGGATCTGCGCAGGGTGGATGTGGAGCTGTCCCGCCTGGATGGGCGGGTGGTCATGCCCCGGATCGACATCGATGTGTCCGGGGCGCTCGCGGGGATCGCGGCGGTATCTGCGGCGCTGTCGTCGTTGCCGATCGCGGCCACGATCGGTGTGGCTGCGGCTGCGTTCAGCTCGGCGGCGGCCGGCGCGGCCGGGTTCGCCGCCGTGGCCGTCCCCTCGCTGAACCGGATTAACGAGGCGCTCCAGCAGCAGGAGACGCTGTCGCACTCGGCTGGGGGTGCGACCCAGTCCCTGGAAGCTT